AACACCAACATTACAGGTGGTGCTGATGCAGGAACCCAAAGAAAAAATGTGTTGACGAGAGCGAATGCGGCGAATAAAAGAATAATAATCAATACTTTTAGATCATCTTTATGCATAATATAACTCCGAAGAGAAGATGGGGTGGGGAAGGTGAACTCCCACGGCGAGCAGTCTGGCGGATAGTGCCGTCAACTTAGAGTATTGCACCCCAATATTTTTATTTAGCCACGTTTTCGTAAATGGTTTGGAAATCGCTCTGCTCTGCGACTTCTTCCTCATAATTACGTTTGTGGTAAACACGCGCCAGTTTACGAGCCAACTTCTTTGGAATCTCACATTCGTCTTGCATCTTCTGAAGAATGTCTTTAATCAGATCACGTTCAGCCTCAATACGAGTGAGTGAGTTGGAGATTTCTTGAAGGCATCCCAATACCTTTACTTTATCAAGTGCCATCATTATTCTCCGAAAGTTGAACTTGCGGCTTCAATCGCAATGTAATAGGTGATGTCAACAGTTTTGTGCTTAAATCGAGCAAGACCTTTCTTGGCAATTGCAACGTCATACGAACCTTCAAGTAACTTGAAGTTTTCGACCTTCATCACAACTTTGAATTCCTTACCATTCTCAGCAGTACCAATTTCAATCTTGGACTGATCAGCAGAATCATCCTTCACGTCTGTAGCAATGAAGTGAATTGTGGAACCATCGCTTTCAAACACGAAGTTGGGCGAACCAGAGATGCCAGCACTCTTACGCATCCAATCAAGATCTTCTTGCGAAAGACTGAATGAACAATCAGGCTCACCAAACGTGATTGCCTTCTCAGGTGGAGTTACAATAACTTTCGGCGAGCAATACTTGATGTAATCAGACTTCTTGTTTGCACTAATATTGAGTTTGTCATCGTCAAACGACAACTCGGCATCCTTGTACAAAGATACCTTTGCCAAAAGTTTGTTCAAATCATAAAGAGCGAACTCTTTTGGAAAACTCTCACCAACAGTTGCTTCAACGAAGATTGTCTTGAGTGGAGAAATAGTTTTCAAAGTATTGCCAGACTTGAACTGCAAACTTTGATTAATGCCTGAAAAGTTTTTCAGGACTTGCACAGTATCATCAGAAAGTTTCATAATTAACGACCTCATTTGCTTCAACACGATTATTATATAACGAATCAACCAACTTGTCAACTCTCACAGTCAACTCATCCAACGAACAATTATTATCCATCACAATATCATAATGCGAACCAATCCAAGCCCATTCACTGAAATGAATTTCTGGATATGCATTGCGCATTATTTCTTGTTTGTTATAAAGATTGCATTCACGAGCAAGACTATACCACTCAGGATCATCACCACGACGAACGCGAATAACTTTGCCACCTGATTTTACGATTGCATCAATTTCATTTGGGAAACGAACATCAGCAATCACATAGTTATTCCATGGTGCTTGTTCGCAGCGTCGCATCACAGTATGAACCCAGAGGTCAGGGTGAAATACATCACGACCTGCCTCTGTGCCCATTAGTTGGAGAGCCAATCTTGGTGAAAACTCACAACCGAATTTTTCTGACCACCACTTATCTGGCTGCTCACGCCATGCTCTAGATCCTGGAGTGTCACCTTCAAGCATGGAACGATTCCAACCGAAGATCGTGGCACAGGCGTCTTTGACGCTATTCGCATAACTCTCTTTGACGAAATCATGACGATCCACCAAGAGATCTGCAACTGTGCCTTTACCTGCTCCAATAAAGCCAACTAAACCTACAATCATAACAAAATCTCTTTATTAAAGAGAACCGACCCAATTGGCAACTGCAGGCATATCACCAGTGAATGCATAAGTGCCGATATGATGTGTTTTCATCCATGGGCAGAGCCAAATTTTACCACCAAGATGACGCCACCACTGGCAGAACATATAATCTTCAGACAAGTAGCGATCTGATCCACCAACTTCCTTCTCAATACCATCCATCATGACCACACGCTTGCGATCAATGACGGTATCGAAATAGGCGTGAATGTATCGCTTACCATCGAAGTTGGCTTGACCAACATGGTCTGGACGATAACTAAACTCAGGATAGGCTTCTTTAAATTTATCAAAGACTTCACGTTTGACGAGCATGAAGCCAGTACCAATTTCAAGAACTTCAATTGGTTCAGCAACAGAGAATTTTTCAGTGCCTGGTGCTGGATTGAATACGAAATCACCAGCAACCTTTTCCATTTCAAGAGGCTCAATGTCAGGATGACGCTTCACAGCTTCCTTCACAGCACCCCACTTAATGGATTTCTTTGGATATGGACCACCAATAACATCCTTATCAAGAGCAAGCAATGCAACAACATCACGCGGATCAAAATGAATATCAGCGTCGATGAATAAGAGATGAGTGTAACCTTCTGCACGAAGGAATTCATCTACAAGATAATTGCGAGCGCGAGTGATAAGAGATTCATTGAAGATGAAAGAGAAACGAACTTCAATGCCATATTGAGCGCACAATGCTTGCAAGTCTAAACAAGACTTCAAATACATACCATGCGCCATACCACCGTACATCGGAGTTGCGACAAAGAGTTTGTTTTTGCGCAAATCCTCAACCTTAACTTCTAACTGCATAATTATTCACTCCAGTTGTAAAATTTTCTAATATGATCAATAATCTTAGACTGATCATCGAGATTTTCGTTGACCATTGTCTCTATATAGTCCATGAGTGTCAGCGACCCCATGATATTCGAGATTTTAGTCTTACGAGAATTTTTGAATTTGTCATCTTGATCATCTTTGCGATCAATGTGACGTTGATCAAGAGTGCTATCCTTGACTGTAAGGATTAGAATCTTGAAATCATTTGGGAATAGTTCAGAAAGGCGATCAAGCATTTTGCCATTGAACAAACGATCACCTTCGAAGATCACATTTACACTATGACCATCTGCATTTGATTCATATGCAAGATTACTAAAGAACGCAGTAGCATCTGGTTGAACTGCCATTGACAAACGATCAGTGCCCTGGAACACATTACCATCATTCACATACTTGCCAAGAATATAAAGATTCAGTTTCTTGGAATACATTGCATCAAGAAGTTTCTCTGGCTTCGAAGTAACCCAATCATCAGCCATGGAAATCAATTTAAACATCAAAGTGGTTTTGCCAGTTGCTGGCTCACCACCCATAGCAATCACTCTTACCATAATGCCTCCAAACCTTCTTTCACTGGTTGTTCATCATCGAACATCCAATCCATTCGTTCTATTCTACCTGTTCTTAAGAAATAAGTAAACTTTTCTTTGTTGATTGTATTTCTCGGAGCAAGTCTGAGATCAAGAGTTTCATTTCTTGCTTGCCACAAAACATTCCATTCAATACCAGTCCAACCGTCGCCTTCTGCTTGATTGATTTCTTCAGACTGGCGATCAAGATAATAACCAAGATATCGACCATGATGTTCACGAAAGATTTTCTTGAATGAGCAAAGGCAAGTCTCCATCGTGAAGAAATCGATTTGATTGCTCAGTTGAGGGAATCGAGATCTGGTTTCCTCAAGAATTTCTTTGGCATGGCTTTCAAGGTCTGCGCATTCCCCAGAAGTGAGTTTAACATCATATTTGTCATCTTGCCCGAGGGCGAGATGCAGACCATTACGATGAGAGCGAGAGCCTGCAAAATCGTCAAGCATGAGGCTGTCAGGTACACAAGCAATGCCAGCAGTATGAACAAGATGCTGAAGGTAAAACCAAGTGGAATAGCGACCAAATTTGTGAAGAGAAGTTTTAAGATTATTCCAAAGATTGTGGAAAGATTGCGTTTCGTTGTCGCCATAATAATTTTCTAGAACCTCACGTTGAGTTTTCTTGCCAATAAACTTTTGGTAAGATGCGAACATGGCAGGCAAGTGACCTTTGTTCCACTTTGTATCAACTTGGTATCTGAGTCTTTTGTAGTTGTGACTATTCCACCATTCGATACGATCAACGGTAGCAAGTTCATAGTCTGGGAATTCATTTTTTAGAACCCATGCAGTTGGCAATTGATAGGTGTTACCATAAAGCCATGCAAGCCAGAGTTTTTC